CACCGTCTTGTAACATCTGTTTTGCTTGTTGTGATCTAGTTATGGCCATTTATCTATTCTATTTTGTTTTTCCAAATAAATCAAGGCTAGGCATAACGACATTTACGTCTTGAGCCATCTCCTCTTGCTTGTAACCTTTAGCTTCCCAGTCTTTTCTTTCTTTAAAAGTCTCTCCTGTTTTCTTATGTCTATAAGTTGTTTCTACTTTTGCTGGTGTTAATTCTACTATGTTATCCATTATGATGTTACCTCTCTTGGCTGTATTTCTAATATCGAAGCTATGACGTGCAGCTCATTCGCGTCACCTGCTTGTACTTTAAGTATCTCGCTCTCCTCCATTACTAAGGGTTGAGATAAAAGTTCTGTTGTACCATTACCTGATATGGTTTTAGTTTTAAATAAGCTAAATATAGCACCACTAGAATCTACTAGTGTCACCGTTATTGTGGTCCCTGATCCAGAGTCATCTGATACTAGTATTGATTTAACAACCGTTGTTACTGCACTTGGCACCGTATATAATGTTGTAAGATCAGCTGTTGTTAAATCTACTTTTTTATTTTTAAAACTATTAGCCATTAATTTAAAAAGAAGTTTTGTGCTTCTACCTCTTGTTTTAATTCTTCTTGAAACGTTGTATTTAATTTTTGCACTATACCATCAAGATCTCTAACTTGTGCTTCTGCCGTACCTAAATCATACTCCTCACTTGGTCTTGTTAATACTTGTACTATCTTTGCCATTATCTTCTCCCATCCGGTTGTATGTCTAATCTAAAAGCTCCTAATTTCCAACTTTGACTAGCGCCTGTATTTTCTACTTTTAATGATATGGCTCTTGCTCTAGCACGTGTGTCTATTTTTTTAGTGCTTGAAGTTATATCAAATGGTCCAAGAGATGAACTAGCAGATGTGTCGTTTGGAAAATCTCTTAAACCTAATGTAATTCTAGTAGTTCCAGTTTGAGATATAAAGTCAGGTATGAATCTTCTTATCTTCATTAAGAACTCACCGTCACCTCTAAGATCAGCCATACCAGTTGATTGTCCTGTGATACCTCTTCTTTGACTAATATCATAATCTCCAGATAATATGTTTGCGGTTATTGCAGTAATAGTTCCATTTCTATTTTGATCAGTTCCTGTTTCGTGTTCATAATAAGAAGTTCTACCCTCTGTGTTTCCTACAACATCGTGAGATGTATCAGTAGACGCATCATACTCTAAAGCATGTGGAACTCCAAATACTGCGGAGTCTCTCCACATTGTTCTAGCAAGAGAACCCACCGTCCAAACAGGTCTTTGTGGTGACGAGTCAAAATAATTGTATGCAACCATTTTATTTACAACTTGTGAATTTAACGATGGATAAAACCAAATAACTTCACCAAACAAATTATTTAATCCTGCAGATATCATTTGGTTACCGGAGTTTATATTTATATCATTGTAAACGTGGTCCTCTACCAAACATGGTAATGACTCTAGTTTACCAGCGTATCTAAAAAAACCATTTTCTGACATCCAATACGCAGCACCATCAACTTCTACGCATGCGTTTTGTCCTGTTAATCCGCAGTTAGTTCCAACTTGTGCAAAAGCAAAAGTTAAAGGTTGTCCAACAAAACGTTGTGTAAATAATGCTGTATCAGTCCAGACAAGAATAGAATCTCTACCACGAATCGCTCCTCTGATCTGTGATCCGTCGGCCAGTCTTTGTGTACCGGCTGTATTAGTTGCCGTAGGTGTATATGTATTTATATCTTCTTGATCCGAGAATCTAATAAACATATCATCTTGTGTTGCTTTGTTTCCGATAGTTGTTTCTGTTCCAAAGAATACTAAGTGACGATCCGGAGTAGATACAACCATGTGTCTTGATGCCGTTGGTGCACCTGATATAATAGTTGCTCTTGTACTTGTTGCTGCAGCAATAGAAGAGTCCCATTGAAATACTTCACCATCGTGAATTAAACAAATAGCTTTGTCACCAAAATTATCTAGTGACCACATACCAGGTTCTAATACTAAGTCACCTGATGCAGCTTCACCCCAAGCAACATAATCAGAACTATTTTTTACTGATGCTCCATCACTATGCGCTGATCTAGTTGAGTTTCTAACTCCTCTTGTAATACCTGTTAGAGTAGTTCCACCTGTAATACCAGTGTAAGATATTTCTTCATTACCAACTTGAATAAAATTAGTTCCAGAGTCTGGAAACTGTGTAGCGTCTGCTAAAACAATAGATGTGCCTGAACCACCTGTCCCTGCTGTATCATTTAATAATGCTCCATTTAAAGTTGTTGTGACTGGGTTAGAAGCCTCTCCACCCCAAGATCCTAAACCCCAACCAAAACCTTTTTCTTGAACAGCAGATCCTACAGGATAATAATGTTGAACTCTTATGCCTCCTGATGTTGAGGCACCAGCTCCTGTTTCATTTGATGGCATTGTTATTTTAATTTGTGTATTGTTAGGAACACTTGTAACCATAAATTTTTTGTCATCAAAATCAGATGCACCAAAATTAGATCCTGTTATTGCAGTAAAATTATCTAATAAAACAATATCTTGTGGATTAATATTGTGACCACTAGAAAAATTTATAGTAACAATTGGTGATCCGTTAGTCGTGCTGAATGCACTTGTAAGCGTTGTTGTAGTTTTAATAGGGTGTATGTCATAAAATACACCACCAGAGAAAGCATATAATATTCTGTTAGTGCCGATGATAGCATATCTTCTACCTAAACTATTGATAAAATGATGAAGACCACGTCCAGCTCCTGTGAGCTCGTTTTCGTTTAGGGTGCCTAATTGGTTCCAACCACCCATTTTTTCTGGAATACCATACCTAAATCTAACATTATCACAATCGATCCATTGGCCCTCTGCTTGGGTTGCTGTGACTTGTTTATTAATACCTGGTTGAAATCCGATTTTCTGTAGCATAACATGCAATTATACAGCAAATATTATAAAAATATACCTCTTTTTACTTCCAATTTATGTTGATATTGAACCTAGCCTGTTGATCCGTGCAATTAGTGCTTGAATGAGAAACAGAAGGGTCAAATAACAATATGCGATTAGCCACAGATTTTATAAATTTCTTGCCCACATAAGTTCCACCGTCGCAAGTGTTTAAAGAAAATATAGCCCCCTCGTGTGGCATGGGCAAATCCTTGTGAGCTCTATGTTTTATTAATTTATCAGTTCTAGTATAGCAGTTTACTTTTATCCTTCTTAAAAATAGAATATTTAATTTATCTATTAATGGATCTATTATTTTAAAAAAATCACTATTAACAACATTTTGATCATAAAGGGTATGAACAAAGTAAAAATTTTTAGTATCTTTTTCATCAACAACCGTATTGTTAAAATAATATGGAAAATTATCAGACATAAAAGTTTCTTGTATTTTTTTAAAATCATTGCCTGAAAGAAAATTATCTATGATCTTCATGCTCTTAAAATTTGTAAAAAATCATCATGCACATAGTCTGCATTAAAATTAAATGATATAATTGTTTTTCTTTTTTTAGTTTGAGAAGGAGGTGCTCTGTGTATAAACATACTTGGAAATATAATAACATCTCCTTGCTTTACATCCACATCGATAATTTTTAAAGATAAAGGCTCTACTATTTGAGTCTTAGGAGAGTTCTTTCCAAACTCTAAATAGTATACACCTGTAAAGTTATGTCCATGAACATGCCAACCATGTGTATCTCCTTTGCCATATTGTTGAAACCACAACTCAAAAATTTGCACCTGTGATAAACCTATCTTTTTTATTTCTTCTGTAAAATGTTTTTGTAAATGAGGACCTACTAATTTAACCCATTCTCTTTCGGTGTCGTGTCTTCTATCCCAATCTACTCTTGAAATGCTATCCGTAAAATAATCATCATCTTGTTTTAAACAACCTGATTTTTGTTTATTTATTAACTCTAATAATTCTTTCTTTATTTTAGAGTTTTCTTTAAGTTTATTTTTTAAGATAGGAAAATTAAAAGATATCATTTTCTAAACCATGCAGGTAATCCTAAATGTGGACGTCTATCAAACATGTTGTCTTTTGATCCTGGAGTTTTACGATTATTATAGTGTAAAAATACTTGTACACATTCTTTGCCCTTAAACTTTTCTCTCCAATGTTCTAGCTCACATCCTCTGTAAACTAACATATCTCCTTGTTTTAAATCTACTCTAATGCCTTTTTTGTTAGTCTCTCCTGATGGCTCTAAATAGATTGGCCAAGGGTCACCACCAAGATTCATGGTAGTTGATATCTCACAACTAAATCTATCTTTATGTCTTTTAAGTTCATCACCTGGTTTATATATTCTAGCGTAAGTATAAGCTGGATATAATTTTAATCCTGTTACTTTTTCCATATCCGGTTGACACTTTAACATTAAAGTTTCCATAGCAACATTCGCATATTGCGAATATGTATTTGGTATTTGGACATCATTATAATCTCCTAACATAATTTCAAAAGGTGATATATACTTTGCCTCTTTACAAGTATTATAAACTTGTCTTTGCATATAAAAATAATTTGCAATAAAAGCTGCTAAGTCTTTTGATATCGCTTGTCTAATCACTGCGTATTTATTTTTTTTAAAACTCATATTACGTCAAAGGCTATTGTATATCTTTTTATTTTTTTAGAAGTAAGAGGTATTGAATGTTTTTGCAAATTGTCAAACTTCAATAAACTATTCTCTACTCCTTTTGTATGTTTTACTACATCATAAAATTCTGAAGATTCAAGAAAAATAGTGCCATCCCCTGTTGGATTATATAAATAATAAACAAATGAATATTTACAATCAGGATGATTGTGCCAACATATTATATTGCCCACAGAGCATACACCCCAACATTTATGTATTTGATATGGTTTTATATATTTTTGCACTGAATCCACAAAAGGTTTCATCTCAGATTTTAAATGAATATTGTTTGGTGTTTGTAAACAAGGATAACTTTCACCTAAATCCTCTACTTCTTCTTTAATAAATTTAAATATTTTTTTCTTATCTTTATCTTTTAAAATGTTTTTATATATTCTCATATAAGTCTGTACCACCCTGTAGCTATTATTTTTTCCTTATCAACTATCTGACCTTTGTGAGTATGTGTCCAGTCTGGAGGCCAAATTATAGTTAAACCTTTTTTTGCAGGTGTGGTTAAGTTTTGATATTTGAAATGAGTCCCTCCGTTTTCTACATCGTTTAAATATGTCATAAAAACTAAAACTCTGTAAAAATTAACTTGTTCTCCTCTCTCGTAATGCCACTTTTTAAAACCACCATTTTTGGGATACCACTGAATATTAAAATTTTCAATATCAAATCTAGGAAGCCAATTTATTTCAGGATACTCTTTTACATATAAATCTAAAGCTTGTTGTAAAAAATATCTATATGCAGCAATACCTTTTTCAAAATTATTGTATTGAACCTCTAAATCTATAGATTCTTTACTTTGATTATCAATTGTTTCTTTTCCCATTTTTAAACAAGTTCCTTTATTAGTTAAATGTTTATTTTTGTTAAAATAATTAATCATTCCATCACAAACGTCTTCTGGCATATACCACCCTCTGATAAAACTATCTTTAGGAAACTCGTGCTTTTTCATCTACTGCCCCCACCAAAACTTGTTTATCTTTATTTGATACATCTGCTTTATGTAATATTTTAGAATCAAAAAAAATTAATTTACCTAATTTTGGAGTTACTTTTTTGTTTACAGGTTCTCCAAAAATAGTATCTCCATCAGAGTCTTTTAAATACAATATAAAAGAATACTTTTCTGTTTTTTCATGATTATGTTCTATTTGATATCCATTTTTATAATATCTAATATAATGTATCCAAAATATTTTTTTATAAAAATTATCAAAAGGTAGTATTTTTTTTAACATGTCCTCACTAAAAATACTTACTATGTTATGTGTTTGAAAACCATTTTTGGTACAAGAAATATTACTAATATTTTTAAAATCATATTTTTGTATTATTGACATAATATCTTTAATCGTTCTTTCAGGTATAGTTGTTTCTCTAAACAAGGTTTCCGCTCACTATTAATCTGTTATCGGTTCTATTAGGCCTAACTTCATGTGGCATGTATCCAGGAAATAATAATAACGTGCCAGGTTTAAATTTAAAATCTTTAGGTTTGTTAACATCTACGTAAGGATATCCCACATCAAAAAAAGATATAGGGGAAGAATTTTTATTACCTTGGATAAACCAAACAAATGATTTGTGTTTAGGGTGATGAGTATGAATTGAGTGGTAACCATATTTACCATACTTTTGTATCCAAGAATGATCTAATGTTAAATTAAAAGATTTAAAAATGTGACCTAGTTTATTAATTACTAATTCATTTAAAATTTCATGTTTATCAAAAAAAGAAGTAAAATTCATTCCTGGAATATACTTATCTTCTTTTAATAATATACTTTTAACTAATTTTTTTGTTTGAGCATCTACCTCAACATAGTCTTCAACTATGGTGTATGTGAAAGAGTGTTTAAACATTTTTTGCCATTCCTTTTGGCACGGCTTGTATGTTCCAATGTATAAATCTAAATGGTTCTTTACCATAGTCTACAGCAAATTCATGTTCTAAATAGCCTGGAAACATTATCAATACTCCTGGTTGCACTCTAAATTGAACTAGTTCAGTTCCATATGTAACATCTGATGTTTTTTTTACTTTTAATTTAGTGGCTCTAGCGCCAGTCCTTGGCTCATGAAAAATAGGATATGATGTTTTATCACTAGCTTTAAGAAAATAAAAACCTGATACGTGTTGATTCCAATGCACATGTGCAGAATGATTACCACCACCCTTTTTAGCAAACTCTTGTACCCACATTTCACTAAACATTGTTTGATATTCTGACATATCATAACCTTGCCAATCTAAAAAATCCCAAGACTTTTGACCTATGTAATTTCTAAAATCTAAAAAATCATTATCTAATGTAAGAGGAGTTGAATGATAAGATACTCCAAAATCACCATGTTGTTTTATATGATCTTTTTGTCTAGCTTTAGCTTCTTTAATATATTTATCAGAAGCCTTATTTAAAGTTTTTACAAACTCTGGTTTGTTTTCCACACATATTGGAGTTTTAAAATATTCGTTTACTTCCATGGCTGCCCAAGATTCCACATAACTAATGAATACCTTGTCCCTGCAGTTACTGGTTTTACCCTGTGCCACACGTGACTAGGAAATACAATAATAGATCCTTTAGGTAATATTTCTTTACATTGTATTCTGTGTATAGATTCATCTCTCATGTTTGGTTCATAATCTCTAAAATCAAATTCTAACTCTCCACCTTGATATTCAGAGCCATCTGTTAATTGGCAGGTCATAGAAATTTTTCTTATCTTACCGAATTGAAGATTATTTTTTGGATTATTGTAAGATTCTTTCCAACTATCACAATGCCAATCGTAATATTGATTAAGTTTGTATTTTGTAAATTGTATTTGTTCACTAAAATCCCATTCAAAATTCCAACCAGCTCTTTGATTAGCAATTCTAATGTAGGGTTGTAACTCTTTATATATCCAAGTTTCATCTAACCACACTATGTCTGATTTTCTTTTTCTTTGCATATTAAATATTTGATCTTGAGATAAGGTTTTTTTAGCATCATAGCCTCCTGTTCTTGCCATAGATTCAGATTTAGATAATGCATATTTGATTATGTCATCACATAATTTAGGTGGTAATGCAGATGTAAAATACCAATAATAATGTTTTAAATTCATACAAAAGTAAAAACTCCTATTCTTCTTAGCTGATCGTGTTTACAAAATCCAAAGCTATGAAAGTGTAATCCATCACACATCATGACTTTACCTCTCTCAGGTTTTATTCTTTTTAACACTTTAAGTTTTTTTACTCTAGGTGACTCAATGTCTATGACTACTTTACCTTTGGTATATTTTTTATCAAAGATTATAGTGTCTCCTGAAGTATCCTCTAAGTATATTATAAGTAGTTTATGTTTAAATGTAAAATCTACGTGAGGACAGACAAAAGAATATTTACTATTGGACATACTAAAATTAAGAGCAGCCCTTGTAAATCTAGTAAAAGAAACATTATGTTGTTTGCAAAACCTTTTAATTACTCCTTCAAAGAGATAATAATACTTAGAGTTAGGCATTGGCTCTTCACCATTATCACATCTTTTAACTAAAGTGTGGGTTACCATCGGAAATATTCTACGCCCTAAATAACTATCAAAATGATACCACGGAAAAGTATTTTGTAAAATTTCATTGTCGATAATTTTAAATTCTTCTTTGTTTAAGAAGTTTTTAGATATAATCATAACTTATGAATTGAACAAAATTTATTAATTCTTTCTGATTATTTTCTATACGATAATGATTAGTTGAGGGAAACATAATAAATTGATTATTAGTAAGTGATATATCCCAACTTCTGCCCTTTCTTCTATTATCATCATAGTAAATTCTAACATTACAATCTACAGCGTTAACACCATATAACAAAATAAAATCAGGAGAGTCTTTTAAATCTACAGGATCTACCTCTGTTTTAAAATCTGTTTTATCATTAGGAAGATACATCTTACCCCAAGTTTTTTTATTAATTAATATTAAATTATGTTTAACACGTATGTGCTCTATAATGTATTTATTGAGCCTATCCCAATTTCTAGAAAAAGGTGTGTCCTCACCTTTGTAAGTGCTTTCAAAAATTGTTTTTGACATTTCAAAAGGATCTATATCATATCCTATAGGCATCTTAACATCGCCAAAATATATCGCTTGTTCACTTAATACTTTCTTTTGCATATCTATATATGTTTTTAAAACTTATATGTTATGCTTGTAAATCTGTCAATACCCAACCAGTTGTATTATCTGCTTGATAAGCAGACTCGTCCCACGTGTATTCCCAATAATTAGTAACAGCCTCGTTTTGTGCTTGTTGTTCTGCTGTTAATGCAGGAGGATCACCTAAAGGTGATTTCCAAGATGCAGTTGCAATATCTTTTACCCAAGAATTAAAAATTTTTTTAGGCCAGAAGATTTGATTATCTTCGTCCCAAGTATAACCTATACATGCATAATTTCCTCTATAAGGTGTGCCACCTAATTTATGTGTATTTTCAATTGTGTTGTACGAAGTTTTTTTCCAAAGTTGTTGTGGCCAACCATGACATCTTTCTAACCAGTATTGACCTTCAGCTTCAGTTTCAACACCATCTTTATTTGTAGTGTGTTCATCAGCAACAACGTGAACGTTTAAAACTATATTCTCTTCTGATATTTTTGCAAAGTGTGCCATAATTAATTTTGAAATTTATACCTCACTACAACGATTCCACTACCACCGCTGACTCCAGATGAAGAAGGTAATCCTCTTCCACCTCCGCCGCCACCAGTATTAGCTGTTCCAGCTGTTCCTGCTATAGGAGAGTTTTGTCTGTTTCCACCTCGGCCTCCGCCTCCGTTTCCACCATTTCCACCTGGATCTCCTGTAAGGTCAGCGCCTCCGCCACCTCCACCAGCATATTGAAAACAATTAGCACCTTTACCAGAAGATGCTGAATTTGGAACAATATTAACCTGAGCACCATTTCCTGCAGTTTTAGTACTAGCATTTGCAGAGGCTCCGCCTCCGCCAGCACCAGTTAAGTTTGGTCCTGTTCCTCCATTATTACCTTGTGGAGGACTTACTGGAGGGACATTACCCTGTCCAGCTGTATTATTTAATCTTCCTGCTCCACCACCAGAGCCACCATCTGCGCCAGCAGAAGTGCTTGGGTCAGCGCCGTTACCACCGCCACCACCAGCAGATGTTATTGACGCAAAAATTGAATTTCCTCCATTAGCACCACCAGGATTTGGAGTTGTTCCTCCACCTCCTCCGCCAGCACCAACGGTAATTGGCATTGCTCCTAATGTTACAGCTTGTCCGCAAACACAACCACCTAATGGGTTTGGTACGGTATAACAACCAGAGGCTGTCCCAGAGGATATTCTAAATCCTCCTCCGCCGCCTCCGCCGCCGGTCCCTTGAGCTCCTCCGCCGCCTCCAGCAACAACTAAATAGTCTGCTTTATTTGAACCAGCTGCTCTTCCTTTAGAAGTTACACAAAGGTTTCCGTCTCCTGTAAAAATATGAATTTTATGATCTCCGTCAGTAACGGTTTCATTACCACCGGTTGCTTCGATGTAAGCGGGTCCTGCGCAACCTGACCCAAAGCCTAATATTCTATATCCAAAACCTGCCATCTATTCTCCTTATAGATCGTTAGCAGCGTCAGTAGTAAAGAATAATTTAATTCCAAGCAGTCTAGCATCTGCGTTTAAATCATCTGCTGATACATCTCTTGATATTTGAAAGAACACCTGTTCATCATCACCAGGTGACCCTGCAATAGTTACTGCTCCACTTTCATTTGCTACGTCTAAATCGTTTGATGTTCCACTATGTGCTTTTGCTGTTGCAACAACTTGTGTTCCAAAAGCTGTGTTACAAGAATCATTGTCAGCAAGCGCTACACCTGATAATCCCCATGCAGTCGTTCCTGTGTCAGTTGATGTTGCTGTGAAAAAAGCTTGAAAAGTTACGGTGCCTGCATTCCATGATTTAGGAAATGCTACAGAAAATTGTGCAAACTCATCTGAGTCTTTGTCAAAATCTAAAACTTTTATTTCAGGACCATTTGATAGTTCTACTTGTGCAGCTTCTGCACCATTTGTAGTATTAGGATACATTGAAACTGCTGGCACCCATATAGTTTCTCTACCTGCAATTCTAACTGCAGATACGTTTCCACCTGAATCTTCAGCTTTAATTACACCAGATCCTTTTGTTTTAAGGTCAATACCAATATTAGTGTCACCACCTGATGCTGTAACTGATGGATTATTTCCTGTTGCAGCATTTGCATATGTGACTTCATTAACAGCTGAACTTGTAGCTGTTAAAGTAATTAATTCATTTCCGTTTGTATCTTTAATATTTGTTCCAATTACAGGAGAAGTTAAAGTTTTGTTTGTTAAAGTTTCAGTTCCTGTAAGTGTAACGTCTCCAGAACCAAATCCTAAAGTAATTATATCTGGATTAGTTCCGTCATTAGCTGATGCAAATACTAATTGATCACCTTTGTCTGTTGCTGAGAAAGTAAACGAGTCTCCTGATCCAGTTGCATATTTAAACTGAACCGTGTGAGATCCTGAAGTTGAATTTCTTAAAAAATAAAATGTTTGAACATCGTTTGGTATAGTTACAATTTGATTTCCAGATATTGTACCTGTAAATTCAATCATTCTGTGACCTGCAGCATCACCAGTTCCAGAATCAGAGATACTTAAAGTTGTGGTTTGAGCTCCACCACCAATTGCTTGTTGTGTAAAACCACCAGATATTTGTTCAATAAGTTGTAAATTAGTATTAGTTTTTGTCCCCCATGTACCGGCGTTTTCACCGGTTTGCTGAAGTTCTACTCCTAAAGGTGTAAATGTTGATGCCATGTTTTTTTTCTCCTATGCTACGTCACTATAAGTTATATTAACACCTGTGTCAACATCTTGATATGCTTGAATTCCAAACCCTGTAGAAACACCAAACCCTGCTACAGAGGCCGTTGTAGACACTCCTGTTAATCCCATTACATCTGCAGGCGCTAATACTCCTACAGATGATGTCGTAGCTACACCATCAAAACCTACGGTGATTTGATCTAAAGATATTGATCCTACAGATAAAGTAGCACTGACACCAGTCACAGGTACAAATTCTACAATACCTGCTATTAAGAAACCTACACTTGAAGTTGCCTCTTGACCTGTTGGAACAACTATAGAAGTTAAATCAAATGTCGTAGAACCAACTGATCCAGTTGCTTCTTGACCAGACAATCCAACTAACATTTGATCTAATTCTATTGAACCAACCGAACTAGTTGCAGCCACACCAACAACTTGTTCTGGAATATCAAATTGTGGAGGAACTGCTGAAGTTATTTGTACACCTGTTAATCCTACTACATCTGCAGGGTTAATAGTAAACATACCCCAACCATTGTCACCATAAGATGCATTACTCCAACCATTAGGACCTAAGTCAGTTGTAATTTCTTGACCACTTAATTCTACGGTTAAACCATTGAAACCCCAAGATTCAAAATTCCAAGTGTCACCACCCCAACCTGATTCTGGAAACGCAGTAATTTCACCAACAGAAGTAGTTATAGCTTGACCAGTAGGAATTATAATAGAACCATTGAAACCCCAAGATTCAAAGTTCCAAGTATCACTACCCCAACCTGATTCTGGAAACGCAACAGCATTCCCTAAAGAAACCGTTGCTGAAAGTCCACTTACAGCAATGACAGGACTAAAACTATCTCCCCATGGTTCTAATGACCAACTATCTCTACCCCAACCTTGCTCTGGAAAAACTGTTAAATCACCTAATGTAGATGTAATCGCTTGACCTGTAGCAATTACAACTTCATCATTTATTTTGCCCCAAGAACCACCTAAATTCCACGTGTCACCGCCCCAACCACTTGTTATAGCTTCAGTTGTTCCCCAACGACCGGTGCTCCAGGTTGTGCCTGATTGGTTCCAAGTATTGGCCATAAGGATGACCTCCTTATGCTAATCTAATGATGGCGTTTGTTGCGTCCGCTGCTGGAAATTGAATTGTAAAAGTTCCACTAGATACGGTTTTGTCTCCACCAAATGCAATTACTGCACATGCAGGATTACCTGATGCAGAACTATTATATATTAACGCACCATTTGCTGTGAAAGATGCACTTGTATAACTTACATCGTTAAAATCACAAACTGCAGTTGTGCTTGATGCAACTGGAGTTACACTCGTAAGAGTTGCTCCACCTGATGTGTATGCTGTTCCAGATGAATTTGTAATTTCTTCTGAAGTTGAAAAAGCTGTTGTACTAGCTCCTAATGTAGCTGAACTTGTGTACAAAGCTATTTTAAAAGTGTTACCGGTTGTTGCTGTAAAATTGTGAACTCCTTTTAAAAGCTCAACTTTAAAACTTGTGCAAACTGCTGATGTTATAGCCATAATTTAATCTCCTACGGGTTTGCTGAGTTTATTGGTATTCTAACTGCTCCGTCTGTGTAGTCGTCTCTTCGTCTTCTACCAACTTGCTCGTTAGCAAACTTCTGTACCTCTTGTTTATATTTATTTTCATATAATGTCAACATATCTATTGGACCTTTTAAAAATCCATAAGTTTCAGATAGACAGCAATATAATAGCCCATTTGGAAAATTAAGACTAATATAATTAGTCTGATTGCTAGATTCTAAAGTGGCTGGCATTATATTAAAATGAACTCTAAAATTATATGCTTGATCTGGAGTCGGAGCAAAAATTATACGTCCAGATGTGGTATCAGAATCACCTGTTCCTCCACCATACATGGCATAATATTTAGGTTTACCCCTTTTTGCAGTCTCTGTTGAGGGCACATATTGTTGTAAATATGTATAATCTTTTTTTTCTAAATAATCATTGTCTCCAGTTAAAGCAGTTGTTGAATCATAAACTTGTATGCTTCTTATAAACAAAGCTCCTGCTGGAGCATTAACTTGATTTTGTCCTACAACCATTGAACCTGTTTGTTGTTTTCTATCTGCATCAATTGGAATATCTCGCATTATTCTATATTGAGAATTTAAAATAATGTTTTCTAAAATATCTGTAGTTAAAACATTAGAATCTGTTTCTGTGTAGTTTCTAATTTGTGTAACTAACGTGTCGTAACTTATACCTGCCATTATGCTACTCCTGCTAGTTCTTTACACACAGGACAACTTTTTTTATATCTACTATGCGTTCCACATTTCCATTTTGGTTCCTCATGTACAGGTATTTCTGGCTCTGGAATTTTAGTATAAAATTCTATGTGTTCATCCTCTGGACACTCACATTGTTTAATACCAAATAATTTACTAATTAATTTTTTAATCATGGCGTTACCGTGACTGGCCCTGCTGATGCAAAACCCCCTCCTCCTGTTTCAGTTATACTAGATGTTGTGCCTGTTGCAAAGGTATAATTATCATCATTTACTTTAGTAATTACATATCCAGCTGCATCATTTATTGTTGCAGCAGCAACTCCACCAACAACACTTGCATTTCTAAATCTAACTCTATCACTTGTAGATCTACCATGGTCTGGTTCGTTTACAGATATAGTTGCAGATCCGTTTGTTGTTGTAAAAGGATTTAATGGTAATATATTTGGAACAGCAGTTTCTATTCTATCAGGTCTTACGTTTCTCAAAGATATAGAGTCACCATTCATAGGTTTTGGTTCTAATTGTGGTTGTTTTGGTTCAAACTCTGATACGTGTACGAATGATCCATTCCATTCTCTAACCATCTCTTTGTATGGAAACTCCATACCAGATCTATCTGATATTGCTCGTGCGTATTTTCCTGTTGCGTACTTAGCCATTATGTTCCTGGGTAATAAGCTTTAGGTGTAATGTGTGTACTAGAAGCCGACCCATCCTCCGCTAGTGCTCTAGCAAATTCATCTTCATAAGCTAGTTTTGTAGGTTGAATTAATTGTGGTTGATATTTTTGTGCTAAATAATATGCAAGTCCTGATACCATACAAGGTACAAATCTAAATGGTACATCAGTTGCATTCGTATAGTCACCTATATCTTGTATTCTTTTTATAAAATAAAAATGCATATCTTTAGATGCATTTGTAGAATCTGGTGTTGGATAAATATGTATCCTAACTTTATCAATAAATCTTTCTACCCAATATTGATTAGGTGTTCCTTTAGATAATTTGTTTGAGAAACCAGCGTAAGTTGATCTATCAACTTTAGTCATAGGACTATCTGATTGAGTTGTTTGTGTTCTATTAGATCTTAATTGTGCTTCAAGGACATCGGACACTCCAAACACACTAGCTGGATCTGTAGTTGTAGCTGAAGTTCCATCATCACTAGATCTAAAAAAATCATAGTCTGATTGTCCTTCAATTAAATCTAAATTAGTTTCTCCTACTTCCCAATAGTGAATGCCTCTATTACCCCACTCTTGAAATAAAATATTAAGAGATCTTCTTGCAGATTTAAGTTGATAGCCTGCTACAGCATTTAATCCTATACGTTCGAAAGCATCTTCTATTATTTCCTCAATAGAAAAATTTTTATCGAATGTTGTTGTGCCCGAGGTAGTATTTGCCATTTAACCTCCTATGCGTCTAGGTATACCGTCAACCCTGTTATATCACCTTGGTCCATTGGAAGATAAGCACCATCAGAAAATAAAACTCCATCATCAGGAATATAAGGATCTAAGTCTCCTGCATCTGCAGGTATAGTCATTATAGTAGATCCTGTAGCTGAAGTAGTTTTAAATAAAAAGTTATCTGCAGAAGATATTACTCCATGCATTCCTTTTATTCTAGTTCTGCCTGCAAATAAAACAGCGTGCATACCAACTGAAGTTACTCCCACAGAAATATCTGTAGTAGCCGCTCCATTTCCAGTTATTTGTGTAACCGTGTTATAGAATTTAGTTGAGGTTACCGTAGCTCCACCAGTTGGTCCTGTAATATCTTCAGTTATAGTATTACCGTCGTGATCAGTTCCAGTCACCGTGTATGTCACGTCTGAATTATCATCACCTGAACCAGATGTTAAAGTAATTTTTTGAACGGTACACGAACCATCATCGGCTTGAGCAAAAGTTGCAGCCGCTGCTTCTAAAGTTAAATTTGCTCCATCTGCAGGATCTTGTTCAGCTGCTATAACAGCTGCCCCTGTTGCTGTTCCTCCAGTTGCAAACCTTGCTTTTACGTCTGTTGCCATGTTTTGTTTCTCCTAAAATTTGTGTGGGCCGAAGCCCACACTATTACTTATTAAAGTTCAGTATTAGCTGTACGCTCTTTACCTGCTGAAATGTAATCTAAAGTCATTACTTTCGCAGCAGCAGCGCCGTTTTGAATTGCAAATGAAACAGCCAACTCTTCGTCGTCTGGAGCATTTGTATTCACAGCGGAACCAACTTTTACGTTATCTTTGTAGACGTGAAACTTTCTGTCTCTTGGATCATAATAAAATCCTAAAGTCATAAAAGTATCATCAGCTGCATCACCACAAGAAACAGTTGTTTGTGTTCCATCTTTTTCAATTCTAAGATTGATAGATGTTGAGCCATCTGTTTTATCAAAAAAGATTCCGTCAGATACACCATCAATAATAGTTGTATCAGTTATAATTAGACCGATAGCAAAATCAGATTGTGTTGCATCATTAACTTTGAATCTAGTTTTAAAATACAAACCTTTTGCAGCTTCGTATTTGAAAGATTCAATTACGCCACCTGAACCGCCGGCCCATTGAAACTCATTAGAATCATCGTCTGCGTCGTCGTTTGTTAAAACTAATAAACCGCCGTCACCAGAACCAAGAGCTTCAGATGCATTACCTGAACCGCCTTCAGTTGTAGTGATAACCCAGTCACTAGCCGTGTATTTGTCGAAGTCCTCATGATAAACGTGGTATTTAATTGGATCTGGTTGTTTTAATCTTTCACCAGTTCCTCCTGTCACTACGTTTGTGACTCCTGAAGTAAAGTGTGTTGTCATAATATCAGCGCCTCCTAAACGCCAGTTATTTTTTGATAACCAATTTATTTGTATTATCTATATACCAGATTTTAGTAGAGTGCAAGAGAGCCTGTAGTGTGGATCGGAATTTTCCAACGATGTAGCTTTTTATTAAGTAGCTACTGAAACTTGTGGAGCAACACCTTCTATAGTGTTTTGCTTGTGGGCAATAGCTGCTTCTTCCAGCTTTATTTTTGTGATGATCTCTCTGACTTTGTCATCGATTCTGACCATCTCAAGAGTATATCTACCATTAGATAGATGCTCCTGTTCCCACTTCAACTCCCAGGACCTTTTTTGTTTGTATAGGTCTTGTATCATTGATAACCTCCTCATAGGTTATTCTGTTAATCTTGTTATCATATGTGATTCCAAGATGTTCCCACTTTATACTCTTTTCTCCAAGTTTGTCAAGGATTGCATTTTCTAGGGATTCTGCGTTATCTTCAGATAATACTTTAAATCTTGCGTGATGGTCGTACGCCCAAATGTTGACTAAAAAATTTTTCATGAATCTCACCTTTTATTTTATGATTACGGCGGG